CGTAAACGTCTTAGTGTAATTACTAGTAGCCATTCTCTATTTCCTCCTTATATTAGAGTAGCGGACGGAGACTTACGTCCACAGCAATTTTGCGAGTCTCGAATGCAGGAACGATTTGCAGGGAGATCTTAGTAGCACCGATTACGTTCTGACCACGCTCTTGAATGATCGTGAACTGGAAGTCAGTGATAGCGCCTGCGCCCTTCATTGCAGTCAATCCAGATTGGATTGCAGAGCTCAGAGCGTTACGTTGTGGGATACCAGAAGGTTCGCCTACGAACGGATCAGCAATCTCGCGAACCAAGTTAATAGCAGCATGAGCGATACGAAGCGTCGAGAGACGAGTAAAGTCAGATGCGTTAACTTGACCACCTACAACAATGTCAGGAGCGGAAGTGATTCCGTCAGTAACATATACAGCACCATTTTTCAGGCGGAAGGATACGTACTTAGCACCAGACAGAGCGTTCAATTGACGGAGCGACAGGTTGTAGTTCATTCCGATGATACCGCCAACTTGTTTGTTGGTTGGAGCGGACTCAGGGTTAAGAGTAGATACCAATGCTACGTATGTAACAACACCGTTTGCATAGTAAGTTGTGTTCTTACCAGGAACGCTGTAACCAAGTTCAGGGCCAGCAATTACGGAAACGTGACCGCTGTAGCTGTTGTTCAGAGCAACAAGGCGATCAACGTTAGACTTAACGTCACCCAGACCGTTTGTTGTAGGAGCAGATACACCGAGGAAACCTTTAACCGTATTGTGGTTGATTGTTTGGTCTTCGCAGTAGTCTTTCAGAAGCTCTGCAAAGTTACCAACGTAGATCGTACCTTGCTCGTGACGACCTTTAGTAGCAACCAGATCAGTAGTACCAAGATGCAGAACAGTATTAGCTGTACCTGTACTCTTAACTGTGAACTGTACGTCACCAAGGATTACGAGCTTACCATCTTCAAGGATTGCTTTGAAACCAGGAAGAGTAGCGTCAGTCAGTTCAGTGTTGATGTCAGCAACCAGATCGTCCAAAGTTTTAGCAGTGGAACCATCATAGTTTTTAACAGTCAGTGTCAGCGGTTTGTCTACACCAGTGTTGATAGTCAGACCAGAAGTGCCAGCAGCAATGTTTACTGGGTATCCCAGAACATCTTCACTGGATACGGAGAATGCGTATTTAACAACGCCGCCTACGCCAGGGAAGTTCTCTTGGTCTTCAGGGTTAGTGAAGTCGGAAGCTTGAAGTACGCCAGTTTCTTTGTCGGCAACTAGGTCTTTCAGAACCACATTGTCTACAGAGAAGTCAGCCAACCGACCGAACAGTGCCTCCTGAAGTTTTAAGAATGCGCTTTTTGTTTTAGCCGCATCGTCTGCGCCTTCGCCGTTCAGAGACATAAGGTATGTACGACGGTTACCGCCTTCGAATGCTGCTTTCCATGCTGCTACAATCGGGTTAACTGTACCGTTTTTGTCCGTGTAGTCACCGAAGTAAGCAATAGCATCAGAGGACTGACGGACAAGTACTGGGTCAGTAGGTGCGCCCGTTTTCGTGCAAGCGCCAACGATAAGCATGCTCTCTGTTGTGCCGTCTTCTGGCAGGATCAAGTTACCATCAGCTAGAGATACCTCGATGCCTGGGAGATTCGGATAAGATGACATTGAAAATTTCCTCCTTTATTTTGATCTAAAGTCTATTGCTTCTTTATGTTGATCTTGGTCATCTTCCAAGCTAGCACCAACGCTTACTCGTCCGATAACCTCCTTGATCACAGCAGTAGGGATAACGACTTGCTTCTCTAGTGTTACTAGGAACTTAAATGCACGAGTAACTGCTTTGTCATCCATTCTTGGAGCCTGAAACGGCGGAGCCATCTCTAGGAAAGTCAGTTGTCGTACACCTTGTTGCATGAAGTATCCTGTGTAGATCATCATGAACTCTTCAAATCTTTCACATAGTGCATTTAAAGCACCATTGTTGTCTGCCCAGCAACTAAACTCTAATGTGTAGTCGAATAGTTGGGCATAGATGTTCAGCGCTTCGGCTTCTCCATCAATCGGTTGATCAAGGTTTAGGGTTTGACGGAATCGAGCTTTAATCTCTTTCGTCTCTTTACCTACAGTACCAGGAACTTTAGATAGAAGGGAGTATGTGACCATGGGCAACTCAATGTGCTTAGGATCTCTACCATTAGGGCCAACCTCCGTAAAGGTTCCCCAGTCGCTTCCCCATGCTGACTTGAGTAGTCGGTGCATCAGATCTGTGAAGTCGTCTATGCTTGCAGATCGCTCAGCTTGCAGTCTCACTAGATGATCACCTCTCTATTCAGTGGCATGTCCACAGTAGTTGTAACGCTATCCACATAGGATAATGGAACGTAAGAGATCTTAATACTAACCTCTTGTCCATAGAGTGAATAGTCTACCTGCAACTCATAATTGCGGATTAACTTATCTTCCTCTACCAATGCTTTAAGAACGTTATACAATCCTGTGTCGAGATTCTTTCTACTAATAGCAGTAGATGTCCCACCTATAAACTCATCAAGATACTCTGTCACTCTCTTCGTAAGTATGTGAGAAACTCTCACTACACTAGGATTCTTGAGCAGAGAGTTGGCTTTTTTGCCAACCGCTGTGATGGCTTGGTAGGGAACAACACCTCGGCGGATAGAACTCACAATAGATATATAACCATTAGCCAGCAAAGAATCAATCTTTTCTTTCGAGAATTCATAATTTACCCTCGATAATCCTATAAATCCTTTGTTTGTCATGCTAGTTTCTACTGTAAGGTAAGCTTGGAGCGCTGCATAAGCATATGCCATACTCAGTGGCTCAGGAGTTGCAGAGAACACAGAAGAATTCGTGATGTCTCCGATTACAACTTGAACATAAGAATAGTGGCTTGCTACAACCTTCGCTTCTTCTACTCCAACCTCAGCAAGACCAGCAGGCTTATTTGTAGGAGACATAGAGATTAGGCTGACGTACTTATCGGCAACAGCTTGATCTGTTACATCAAAGATCGGGCTAACACCTACAACTCCAATCGATCCATTGTTTAGCTCTGTACTTTTCTTAAGACAGAACCGACCTAGGATGTTAGTGAAGTCTCCTCCATCATCATGAAACATATCCACTAGACAGATAACCCCAAACTGTAGCTCAGACAAATCACTATTAGGATTGTAGTTCTCCTGATCTTCAGGATCGTCTCCAAATAATGCCTGATTAAGCCTTTCCTTTAAGGAAGCAATGATAGGAGTGATATCTTGGCTACTACCACGAATAGGAATAAGATCTGATTCACTGTCTCCACCCTGTAGAGTGAAGCTTACTGTGTTCTCATCATTAAAGGTAGACATATTGAAACCATCTACTAGTACCGATGCTGTAAACTCAAGTATTCCAAACTCTGCATCTATATTGATAGCATCAACTAATAGATTAGAAGAAGGATAAGAGGAGAAGAAGTAGTGTCGCGCCGTTCCATCTGAACCAGTAATGGTCATCTTGTCAGGGCCACAATCAAACTTAACAGCATTGTATAGATCGCTAGCGGCTATAGAAGAGAACTTGATTATGTCTACCCCATCATAGCTTAGGGTTGCTGTGGCATAAGCACCATTGATGCGGTACATAATGATCCTTGTTTGCCCTGTCTTTCTAGCAAGCTTATATGCCATTGAGAGAGGGCTAGCGCCAAGGATGTCATCTACTTGGTAGTTATCATTAAAGACGAAGGGAACGTACGCTGGGCCGTCTAGCGCAGTACCTACAAGCACTAGTGCAGACTCAGGGTTAGTTACTGAGCTATTCAGTATTTGAAAATGCGATTTCGTAGCCACTAGGTAGTCCCTCCCTCTCTAATGATCTCATAGTTTTTGATTCCATTCGAGTTAGCGATTCTAATCCCACGGATCTTACTCTCAATAGGTCTACCTTCACAGTAAGCCTTTTGATAAGTAGGAAGTCCTTGTTCAAATCGTTTAACATCAATGTAGTTGATCTCGAATAATTCCCCATCACCATAGATAGGTTTTCCCGTCGGTGACCAATCTACTTCCAAGATCAGATCGCCTAGGCTAAGTTTAACATCTACTTTACAGTAGAATGCTTTAGCTGAGGAACTCATATCCCCGATGGCGAGATCTCCAATTGCCCTTGGTAGAGTCTGTGGAATAGTTGCAACCTCACTGCGCACAGTATGCTTCTCGATAACAGGAACACTTCCTATACCAAAGCATACTGGGCAGTCACGGGATGCCTCTTGTTCTTTTTCACTCCAGCAAGAACAGCGTAGATTCGTACTTTGACGAACAATGAGTGCGTTACTACCGAACTCTTTAAGTAGCTGTTCGAAGTCGTCTCTAAGCATCTGCCTCGCCTACCTTCCTTAAGCGTCAATATCTTTCAGTTCAGAACGTGTGAAGTAATCTGGATATTCCTCAACCGCTTCACCACGAACAACTGTAGTAGGTTTAGCGTAACCTCTATTGTGGTGACCATGCAACTCATCTAGCCAAGGTTTTATACGTTCTTTAAATCCAGCTAGAACTTGACCAGGACTAAACTGAGCTCGGCTATTATCAATAGTTAGATCGCCTAGGACACGCATAGTTCCTACTGTAGCAGTCTTCTCAAGGACAGCAGCCATCAAGAGATCATAGGATGTTTGAGCACGAACATATTCATTCATGTATCGTGGGACAGCAGCTATAATCGCTTCTTCAGTAAGACCTTGTGCACTGATCACAGTATCTAGTGCCGTCTGACTAGTAACCTGCATATAAGAATACAGAGTTTTATCAGGGATACTGCTAAGCACTGCTTTCAGATCTTGCTTAATCATATCTGGGTTACCATACAATGGATAGTAAGTTGAGGTAAACGACCAGAAGTAAGCATCTCCTAATGTATTACCATCTGTATCCTTGATCGACTCTCTCAGAATGATCGTATACTCAGCATTATTCTCCAAGTCTTGTGTGTCAATCGTTAGAGATAGTAGATTAGCTTGTGGCACACTATCAATGAGGAATGGGATACCATTAGATGGAGAGTATTCTGTTAGCAGATCGATGAAGCTCAGTGTCGCTGGCTTATCTTTCTTGAGAATATATACTGTCTGGTTAGAGATTGTACTCATGTCTAAGTTGGCAGAGAATAGAACCTTTACCGTATTAGGTAAGACATGCACTGCATTCGCCTTAGGGTAAGTATCAATCACTTCAATAGAAGCATATCCACCACTTGACCCACCAGATCCAGTGCCTCCACCTGTAGTTGCCGCAGGTTCAATCTCGAATTGAAACTGTGCCCATTCTCCTGCTTCATCTTCAATGTATGCCTGTGCATAAGCATAGTACACATTAGGTGGTAGGTGCCTCGATACGGCGATGGAAGTAAGGACTGGGTCTTGTATCGAATCTGTCGCCAAAGGCCACACAACGGCTCCTGCGTCGTCTACGGGGGTAAGATTACTAGTGCTCACCGCTACTCGATAAGAGAGGTCTTTGCTAGTGTCGAATTGGTCAGGTTGTAACCATGATAGAGTCAGATGGCCATTATCATTTACTACCTTCAGATTCTTCGGAGCAGAGATCAATACATTAGATGTAGTTGTAAACTCATACCGTTTAGTCTCAGGCAGTGTCTTCGCCACAACCGTCTTAACACCATTCTCACCACCAAGAACAGAGAATTGATACTGTGTTCCAGTCTCTAGTGGAACACTAGGTTGTAGTGTTGCTTTACGATAGGTACGATCATAAGAAACAGTAGACAAGATAGCTTCTCCATTCACCTTGCGGAGTAATAGAGTTCCAGAGTTAATCGTATCTGCATCCATGTCAGTTCCAAAGCGAACAGAGACACCGTTGTTTACAGGTACACTCTGCTCGTTATGTGCAGGGCTCACTTCTACGATGAGAAACGTATTGTTATATACCAATGACTTCACCCCACTTTAACTTAAAAATAGGGCAGGTTACCCCGCCCTTTCGTGATTACTTCGATACCTTCTTAGTACCTTTCGATTTAGGAGCTTCTACCGCAGGCTCAGAGACTTCCTCTTGAACTTCCTCAGTTACGAGAGCCTCTTCCTTAGGAGCCTCTACAACAGGCTTCTCAGCCGTTACAGGAGCTTGCTCAGGAAGCTGTCCTTCTAGTAACATGAGGATGTGCAGACGAACGGCTTTACGAATACCATCAAGATTAGTGCCTTCAGCGATTTCGTATGGATAGATTGCGGAAGCTTTGCTCTTCTCGAAGTTAATACCACTTACTTCATCATAGAAAGCGTCCTTTATATACCAAGGGGATACTGCTACCTTCAATGCCATTTGTTTTTCCTCCTTATAATAAGAGAAGCCCCCACTTACGTGGTGGGCTCGTTGGGCTTAGTTTTGGCTAAGATTAATCATTCCAGTGAAGCTTAATGGTGATGATGCTGGGTTCTTAGGTGTAGGATCTGGGTTGTGATAAATGATAGTAAAAGTAGTGTACTCGTTGCCATACGTACTAATAGGTCTACCGTACAACTCTTCACCTTCATTAAGATAGATCTTTGTCCAGGCTGGTATGCTTGTGTATTGATAGGAATCCGTTACGTACTCAATAGTTCCAAATGCAACAGTTCCACCGAAACTAACATATCCTCCTCCAGTTACACCAGTTGCGATAACCGATGCACTCTTGGTAGCATTACCTGCAAGTTTTACAACTTGAACTTTCACACTCATTACCTCCACTTTCTAGTATAAAGTAGAAGCCCGCCCTTTCGAGCGGGCCTCTTAGTGACTAGGCAACTAGATTAGATTTGATCCTTCTTAGCTTTAAGCGTCGCAGCAGTAGCGTTCGGGGATCCATCCACGTTGGTACCGAGGTAGTCAACAGGCATTGGAAGTCCTGGTTCGAACGTGCGCTCTGGAGCTGGCCAAGTTTTTGCGTACGAGATGTTACGCGCTACAGCGATACCAAGACCACCGTAGAGGATACCTACACCATAACGCTCTTTCAATTTCAGCGTTTGGATGTCGCGAAGCGGATCGTCGAATTGCTCTGTGGAGATTTCATCTTTCACAAGCAGTACGCCGATGTTGTTGCGGTCAAGTACGTAGAAGTCAAATTTCTTCGAAGCAGCGTCGAACGGTACGAATGGCGAGAAGATAATGTTCAGGCCGAGCGAGTTGTTCGCGTTAAACTCACGAGGATCTTTGAAGTATTGACCTTGACCGAAAGCAGCGATGTCGTTTTCCATCAACATTGCGTTCTTAGCGAACAGTGCCCAAGTCAGTGGGTGCATGATGATATCAGTTGGTGTGAAACCAGCAGACATGATGGAAACAGCCATGTCGATCATATCTTCAGCAGTCAATGTGCCATTGTAGTTACCGTCGAAACCGCGACCAGTTGGGTAGCCGTCTTGACCAAGAGCATACTTACCAGCATCGAACACAACGTGACCGTGTTTGTTGAACTCTTCGAAGATAACTTCTTCTTTCTTACGAGCCAGCGCACGACCAGCAGCACGAAGGTGAAGACCAATTACATCCCATTGGGAGTCGGAGATCATTTCGTCAGTGATTTGTACTTTAAGACCGTACTTCTTCACTTTAACGGATACCGATTGATCCATACCTTGTGTTGCGATGTTCAGCAGTTGGTTAGGGTATTCTTGACCTTCGCCAATTTCGAATGCACGGATAGCGCCGAATTGGATGAATTCCATCGAACGGCCCTCGTTCAATTGAACGCGTTGGAAGAACTGGGATGCGAGGTACAATGGCTCAGCAGCCTCTACTACTACTTGCGAGATTACCTTAGGGATCAAGATGTTTGCATCAGCAGTAGTAAGAGCCTCGCTAACGTTCACACGAGCATCACGGTTCTTACGGCCTTCAAAAGACATCATCTTGGAATATTGTTCTACTAATTCCATAGTCATTAGCGTTTTTCCTCCTTATATGTGGTGTGGGAGGAGGGCTTTCGCCCTCTCTGCCCGTGCTAGATTATTTTTGGAGCAAGATACGTACTGCACCTACAGCGCCTGCATGATCCCACTCAGTAGGAACGCCAGCGATAGGGTCAACGATCAGCTTCAGATCAAGAGCGATGTTGTTGTATGTTTGACCAGCTTCGAGGTAGACAACAACAGTGTTGTTTGTGTAGTCGAAGTGAACGTCAGTGTGAGTTGTAGCTCCCACTTTAACAACAACAGCGTTTTGCTCAACGCGATCAATTGTGCCACGAAGCTTGATGAAGATTGCGTTGTTGCGAGTATCAGCAGCAACTACAGCGTCAGCATCAGTTGTACCAGTGTTCGTGATAGTCACGTTACCAGATACAGTAACTGCTTCGATCAGACCGTCGTTATTCGATGTAACATCATAGATGTCAGCGATCGAAACGCCAGTACGAACAGCTTTCGACTTGAAGTAACCATCAGTCAGGAATGGAATACCTTTGTTAGTCGCAGGAAGCAACAGATCTTCGAAAGTACCTTTCCAAGAGCTAAGTGCCCAAGGGTATCCGAATGGATAAGCACCAGCATCACCAGCAGTAGGGTTGTCGTAAGTAACTGCACCGTTCTTACCAGGGGATGGAGCGTACGAAGCGGCTTTCAGGAATGCCTCAAGCTCTTCGATTTTCGTATCCATGTAGTAAGCAAGCAAACCAGCAGGTGGCAATTCTTTTTCAACTGCCCAAGCTTGACCTACGATAGTCAACGGATCGTCAGTACCAGGGATAAACTTCGTGAAGTTACCATTAGCGCCAACTTTAACGTAGTCACCGTGAGTAAGAGCTTGTTTAGTCGAACCGTATACAGCACCGAATTGCATAGCGTTTGCAAAGCCGTTTGCTACTACCAAGTCAGCTGCAGCATCTACGCCAGATCCAGCTTCGAAGAATGGAAGCTCAATGTATTGACGAGTGATGATTGTTGGTTGGTTACCAGAGAAACGGTCGCGTTTGCGCTCGTACAGGTTGTGATGGTTGACACCGAAAGTTTTCAGAGTACCAGAAGCAGCCGTTTTAATAGCTGGTTGGTTACGGGAAGTTTCGTAGTCATACTCAATACCTGCGAACTCAACTGCTTTACCTTTTGCGATAACAACGTTTTGGTTGCCTTCTGGGCCGTAGAAGTAGTTGAACTTAACTGCTTCGTTCTTCGATACGATGAACTTTTCAGAAGGTGCATTGCCTTCGGAAACTACTAGGCCAGTGTGTGTCTTACCTTTGAAGTCCAAGCTACCTTGAACACCAGGGAATAATGCCATGAGTTGATATCCTCCTTTAGTTAATTAGATTACTTACGTCTTGCCAATCCAGGACCTGTGAACAGACCTTTCAAAGCTTCTTCCTTTGTCAGTTGAACGACTGGGGAAGTTGGATTCTCCTTACCGTCTTGGATCGTTGCACTTACAGGGTTTTCAACCTTTTCAACTGTGCGTTGAGGTTTAACTCCTGTTGCTGCTTCAGATAATAGATCAATGAGGGAATCTTTAAGGGAATCAGATGAACGTGCGATATGTTGTTCCAGGGCTTCCTCACGGTTAGAAACCTTACCAAGTACAACCTTTAGATCAACAACACGTTCTGCTGTAGCCTTGTGCATTTGACTAGACAGTTCGCCATTTTGATCTAGCAAACCTTGTCTTTCAGCTTCAAAGCCTTCGACAGTCGTCTTAAGTTCAGCTACTTGAGCTTCTGCTGTTTCTTTACCAGCAGTAGCTTCAGCGAGTGCGCTATCTTTCTCTGCGATTGCTGCGTCTTTCTCAGTTACTTGAGTGTTCAAGCCTTCGATAGTTGCATCTTTCTCAGCGATAGTAGCGTTAGCTGTTGTTAATTGCTCTTCCAGCCCTTGCTTCTCAGCAGTTAATGTTTCTACTGTTTGAGTAAGCTCGGCTACCTGTGCTTGTAATTCAGCTTCAGTTGGCAACGTACTCGGATCTCCTTTCTGTTCCGTCGTGGGAAGCAACCCAGCATCTTTAGCAGACTCTTGTGTTACTAGCCACTCCGTTGATATTTTGCTTAAATCGATGTAGTTCTCGCCCGTCTTAGCAAATGCTTCAGCCGTTTGAATCTCACCGACATTCACAACCATTGCATCTTGGTCGGCAGGAACGTTTACCCAGCTTAGTTCATCGAACCAAACTTGACCGATGATCCACTCGCAAGTGATACCATCGTACGCCTCACCTTTTTGGTGACCACACCATCCTTCTTCGATGATGTCAGTCCCGCAAATACTACATACAGCAGAATCTGTAGTAGCACCAATACTCACTGTCATTAATCGTCCGTCTAGGATACTCTGAACTGCTTTCGCATCAGTGATCTTTGGAATGACGATAATGCCTTCTCTACCAGCTTTCGTTTCGCTTGTGTAGATTGCGTTATGTACTCGACCAGTAGCGTCGGTATTGGTATCGTGATTGTAGATAACTGGTTTAGCATAAGGATACAACCAGCTATACACACCACTCTTAGCAAGTGGGTCACCCCTTAGCTTGTCTGCCAAGTACCTAGTGTTGTTTCTAGTTCTGCCTGCGTGGATAGCTTCGATTCTCGGAAGCAAGAAACGTCCGTTCTTATCTTCCTGAGCTTCGGTGAAAGCTTTTCCGCTAGGAGTTAGAATGTTAGGCTTAACTGTGGTAGATTCGCCGATCTTGCGGGGATCGTAGTCAAGACCTTTCCACTTTAACGTGTTCAAGTTAACCTGCACCTCCCTCGCTAGAGTTGATATTCAGTTGTATAGTACAGGTGCAATTCGGATGATGAGGTGGAATCGCATCTAGTAAACTATCACTGTTCAAGTCTACCGAATCCTTAGCTTTCTCAACACAGCTTAGGCACTCAGGGTTATCGTTGTAAACAGCAACACTTTCCAGCTTTGCTGCTTTCGCTACTAAAGCTAACCCATAATTGTACGTTCTGTAAAGCTCTGTTTTTGAAATAAATTGGATTCTGTAGGAATTTGAGTTGAAAGCACCAGTAATGAGTGAGATTCTCTCCACTGTATCCTCGTTTTCGATCGCTTTAAGGATCAAATCCCGCATGTCATTCGCTAGACGGTCAGTGAAAGAGGATGCTATCTTCTTCACTTTATCTAGTTGGAGATAAGTATCGTTGCTCAGGTTCGTACCATTCACAGCTGCTCTACCGTGGGAAAGCCCTAAATAGAAAGCTTGTGTCAGATTGTTCTCGATCTGAGATCGCAATGTTTGTTTAGCTAGGTGGATTACGAAAGCTTGAATCTGCTCCTTGCTTTTCCCCTGCTTAGTCATCGCGACAACGTCATCTCTGAATGCGTTCCAAGTTTTTTGGAGGCTCTCAGTCGTACTAGTAATTCTCAATTCAGAAAGAAGATTAACCCTTTGGGTATCCTCCGTCAATACCTTAGAAGAAAATTCTTCTTCAATAATGATAGATTCGTCTTCAACACCCTCTTCAACAGCGCTACTGCTCCGTTTTGGGTTGCCTGGAGACGTTTTCTTACCGTTCTGGTTAGCTGGCTGATCCTTATTGGAGCCTGCGTTGTTAGCTGCATCGGTCGATGCTGAAGCTGCCGCAGAAGCCTCTGCTGTTTGAACAGCGATAGGAATCGTCACCATGTTGAAGTATAGACGACCTTCATCTGTAACGGGATCAAGTCCCATGAGTGCTCGTAGTTCTTCATGAGTAACAGCATTCTGAACGAATAGCTGAACAGCATGATTCTCTTTCTTGATCTTCGCATCAAGCTCGATCTCAGCAAACTCGAAGAGAACTTCATCATCAACATTGATTACTGGGTCAAATCCACCTTCAAAGAGAAGCTCATTAACTATCTTCAATTGAATCACATTGCGGAAGATGGCTTGGAACTCTTTTACTCCATCGATCATCTCAGCAGATAGGTTGTCCGCAGTACCACGGTTAGCTGTGTCACCAATACCCATTACGATATCAGATACAGCAAGACCAGAGAATACACGCTGACGGAAGTAGAGAAGATAAGGGTTGGCATCTAGCGCCGCACCACCATTAGATACAACGGAGATATTATGACGCTCAGGAACAACGATGCCGCCGTCCATAGGCATATCACGAATAGCTTCACGGATATCCTCGATCTCTTCATCTGTCGCTTCAAACCCAGGCTTATCGATACCTACTTGGTACTGATAGAGAGGGAATAGATTACGATAGACAAGTCTAGCTACGTTCTCTTCGATTTGACGAAGCATCTTAACGTCATCAAGCACAGGGAAGATATATGGGATACCATAGGCTCTACCACGAGGTTTCTTATAAGCAAAGTGAATCATGTCCTCGACTTTAATATCGATGGATGACCCGCCGCCTACGTCCTGCTGGAACTTGAGGATCTTACCTGTCTCATCACGAGAGATATTGATTGTTGTTGGAGGCAGAACAAAGTAACCTGCTACAGGTTGATTTCCTGTATAACCTACGGCTTTAACACCTGCTACTGATCCACCAGATTTCTGTCTAGCTTTAACAACGAAAGCATTACCATACAGAACTAAGTCCATTGCGATTTCTCTAAAGAAGTCGTCAGTAGACTTATCCGTAGCTTCTTCCATAAGCTTAAGACGCATCCAGATGTACTCCGTTGCAGCTTCGTTCTTACCTGAGAAATCCCAGCCTTCCTTGAGGATAAGCTCGGCATACTTGTTTACTGCTCTTGTAATGTAAGAGTCAGTGTTGTAGGCACGGGTGATCTCATCAAGATCGACGGATGACGATTCAAACTCACCACCGCCACTACCTTTGAGAGCCTGACCTACTTTCTTGATCTGCACTTTCTTCGGATCACGTTTAGCGCCAGAGGCTTCCGCCACAGGTGTAGTGGAAGTCCCCCAGCGATTAGTGAGCCACTCTCTAGCTTTATCGAACATGACTCTCCATCACTTCCTTAGATAATGACTCTGACATCCTTCTTATCAGGCCGTAGTTCGATTCTCGAAAGACCTGTGATAGATGGAGCTAGGCCTTTCATCTCTGCATATCCGCCCCAGTATTCCATGAACGATCCACCTACTACATATGTACGGATGTATGGCTCAAGGAAATCTTCGTTGCCCATAACGTATACGACGTCTTTGTGAGATTGAAGACCATGAGTGTGACCACTGAAGTAAAGGTCAGCAATAGGTACGACAGAGTTCAGCTTCTCAGCCGATTTAGTTTTAGAAGCAGATGTGCTTCCGCCGCCAGCACCATGGAAGGCAACGATTTTATAGGAGATGTTATTCACAACGACATTGAAGAATCCTTGGTAGCCAAAGTATGGTACGCCCAGCTTGTCAGCTAGCAATTCCATTGGATTGATACCGATCATTTGGTAGACACGTTCTTCATGGTTGCCTGGGCCAACGCCGAGGATCTTGCCAGCATCAGCTAGTGGTTTGAGGATTTGGTACAGCGCATTCAATTGCTCAGGGATATTAGCTTCTTCTTCAAACATACCTGCCCCTACGCTAACCTTAGTTGCTGTTTCTGCGAGATCACCATTAAGAATGGTAACGCAATTAGGTGTTCTTAGAATGTATTCACAAAATGCCTTGAAGTAAGGTACATTGGAGTGACGACTTCCAAGATGCACGTCAGTAATAGGAATAATAATAAGTCCATCTTTCTCAAATCCTTCGCCATTGAATTCATACTTAAGTATTTTCTTTCCTTGGCGTTTGTTGGAGTCTCGAACTTGATAGAACGTTTCCAAGGATTTTTCTACTGGCACTGGTGTAATCCCCATTTTCGACAGTACCACTTGCATTTGGTTTTCAATAGACATTGAATACTCTCCCCTTATTCAGATAGTCCCTCTTGTTTAATGAACTCCTGCAACCATTCCGCTAGGTTAGCCTTTGGTGGCCAACTTGCTGTTCCCGTGTAGGAGATCAATCGATCTATAATATTGTAAAATTGCCTTGCCGAATCTTTATCCACCAGCATATTGAGCTTTTCCGATCTGAGATCAGTATCTAGTGAATGTATCTTGTAGAAGTCACTAGATTGTTCAGTATACAGGCTGTCTGCTTGAGTCAGGCTACCTACGATATGTTCAGCAACTTCATTGAACGTAGCATCCTCTGTTGGAGCATCTAGTACGTTAATCGCATCATAGATGTCACCGAACACTTCGTTTCGTAAATGAACACCTTTAACCAGCGATTTGTTGACGTTGGTTTTGACTTGATTACTAGCTAATCCGCGCAGATTCTCTTTCGCGCTATCTGTTGCTTCAATCTTACCGTCGATAGACAGCTTCAATAATGCCTGTACCTTACGTAACCCATTTTGGGCTTGCTGTCCAGAAGAATATTGCTGTATTAGGCTATAGAGCGTGTTATAAACCGTTCCTTGGTAGGGGCTGTAGTCAGAATAAGCTACAATCGAGTTCACCAATGGTTCAACGTTATCAACCTTAGATTGTACTAGAGAGGAGATCTCATTCTTACTATAGAGTCTACGCTTGATGTCACGAAGCGGAGTGTATGTGCTATAGAAATCAGCACGAGCATTGTAGTACTCGTCGGTTTCCCGCGCATTAATCTTCGCTAGTCGCATCTCAGAAGCTGATGCCTGATTGGATGCACGTAGTGCAAGGAACTTATCGATCATTGCTTGCTCGGCACTAGTGATAGTAGCCAGTACAGCATCATCGATGGTATTCCCCGCAGGTAGTTCACTAGAATCTACGAACTGTAGGAACAGTCCCTTCTTAATGAACTCTAGTATCGACTCCCAATCCTGTGTCATTTCGACAACGTCAGGATAAAGCTCACCTACTAAACTTCCATTTACGTCAGCCTGATAGCTTTCGTAGATGTCTGTTAGGATAATTTTCTCATGGGAATCCTCGGAAAGCAATGCTTTTTTATACAGATCGAAAGAAATAGTTCCATTAGACACGTCTCCACCTAGCGTCTGAGCTGCCTCAGTTACTAGATCGATGTGTTTAACAGGAATAGTTGCGGAAACATTCTTTAATAGATCCTCAAATTCAGCCTTAATATCATTAAGAGAGTCTAGTATAGCTACTGACCCTGTCCACGTATTAGCTGTATTAGGAACGACCAGAGGTCTGACCGAAGCTTCGAGATTATCCAAGCTGATATTACTAGCCGCTGTATAAGGAGTACTGTTAATAACAGGCTTTGTATATTCAAGATTAGGTCGGTAGTTAATCTCATTCCGTTCTTGCTGTGTATCAATCCCTGAACCGTTTATCTGTTTAATATCCTCCACGGTATCACCCACCTTATCAATGTATAAAAAAATGGCAACGAACCTACGAGGAGGGGAGGAGTAGCCCCGCAGGTCGCTGCACAAGGGAGAGGGAGGGATTTGGTCTTACGACCATGGCAAGGGGAATATCGAAGGGGAGGGGAGGCTCCCAATCAACTATTTGCAGATTAACCCTTTGCCTATCCCCCGTCAACAATAAATTACCAGCCTCGTCTACCAGGATTATTGTTTCTACCTGTTCCTCTAGAACCCCACGTATCGAGCTTATCGCCCTTGTCTTTCTTCTTCGACCAACCGAGTGAAACCTTACGCAATGGACGTGGTCCAGGCTCATCCCAGTCATCTTTTGTTGTCTTGCTTTCACTCTTGAACATGGACTGTATTGCTTTCAATGGATCAACAAATTTCATATTAGCACTCCCAAACGCCTTAGCGACATCGATCTGATGGATTGTTTCAGCTACTTCAGGCATTTCAATAATAAAAGCTAACAGCGAAAGCATCATTGCATCTAAAGCATGCTCATCATCACTAGAGTATGTAGGCTCACCAGTCTTAGGAGACACTCTCTCAACCGTGTAGTTGGTCATCTGACGAGCGATAGTCTCATCTACTTCCCTACTAGGTATACGCAATGTACCGCGCTCTAAGAGCATTGTCGTCTGGCTAACCATGAACGGTTTGATTGGTTTCTTCTCAAAGACACGGCTAATTGGATCTCGCACTTCATGCGAAGAACCTAGGTGTATACCTTTAACCTTGTTGCCAATACGTTTACGTAACATCTCAATCTGGTACTCACCCGCACCTCGGTCAGGGTAAATGAATCGAGGATTGTAGATTGCGTCAAGTTCAACGACCTTTTCTACTGCTTTATCGTAGGTAAAATCACCTTTAGGAATCTCGATACGGTTAATAACACGGAATCGACCCTTACCTTCAATAAGGTTGTCTGAATGTCGCTTCTCATCGAATGGATCCCATTGAGTAACAACAATTTGTGTTGCCGCACCAAACTTATCCCAGTCAATACCGATTGTGATCGGGCTATCATGACGAGGACGATCCATGAATGCATATGGTGTGTCAGATGCTTCGTCGATGTAATCCTTATTGAATACACCGATCATCTCTGTACCGAACTCTGCAAGTACCTCGTGCTCATAAGCAACTTGGGTATACATACCACGAAGCTCTTGTTCCAGTGATGGGCTCCACTCAGGGTTGACCATCGTTGGGAAGTAGAACTCAGCCCAGCCTTTAGCACTTGCCCTGTTGTAGTCAGCTAGGTTGTAGTCTGCTTTCTTTCTGTCATACTTGATCGCAACTTCATCTCCGAGATCTTGCATGCTCGTAGCATGCGGGAAGTTTCTAAACTTTTGCTCTGTGCAAAGCTTAAAGAACATACCACGACGACCAGTAGGTGTAGATGCAACCATTACACCGATACGTTGTGGAGCCTCAAGAGAGATCGCATAGATCGTCTCAAAGTCCTTATCAGTCATATAGTCAACTTCGTCCATGTACAGCCAGTCAGCTTTTTGACCACGGAGAGATCCACCCTCTGCGCCAGAACGTGTACCAGCGGTGAACAGTTTGATCTTAGAACCATTTTTGAACGTGATGATGTATGGATTACGGGTCATTCCGACGATACTGTCAGCAAGGGCTGGGTTATTATCGATAAACTCTTTAAGCTGGTCGAAGATCAGACGAGCTTGGTTATCGTAAGGAGTCGCAACAACGCATGTCGCACCGCGAGGGACTTTCCCACCATTACATGTGAATGACACCCATAGCATATGCGCACACATAGTCCATGTCTTGCCAATACGTCGCCCACATCGCAATACTTTACGATTGTGAGGATGTCGTAATATCTCAGCCTGATACCAGCGAGGGGCGGTACCCAAATGATGGGTCGCCCACTTGACTGGATCAGAGAAGATTTCTAGCATCTCTTGGTCATGTCTAGTAAACTTAGTCATTGTCCTCATCCTTTTTAGAGAAGCATACAGGACACATTGGAACCAGATCCTTGCGTACAAAGAGGATTCCATGAACTAGACATGTGACCTTGTGATTCTCCTTTTCTTGTCTCTCTTTAAATTCCTCGTATTGCCGCTCGTACTCCAGAGTTCTCTTCCCTTTTTTGATAGCCATAGTTATCCCCTCTGGAAGCTGTTAGACATAAGTCTAGCTTCTCCACCCAGTACAGAACGGGCATTCATTTTGGAACCTTGGATAGCTTCAACCGCCGCTTGACGCATTGTTAATGCACGACGAGTGTCTTGGTAGTTTCCACCGAAGTTCGGCAGGTATTGTTGGTTCCACCATTGTTCCTTTTGGCGTTTCCAGTTATAGATGCCTTCATATACAGCAGGAGCCGCTTTGCCAAGTTCCATTGCACCCATTACCCATGGTGCAGTTGTCCAGAGCATACCCGTGAACGCACCTTTAACCGCAGCTGTTCCGAAATCATCACCAGACTTCATGTTCAGCGCAGTATCGATTACCATACCAGCAGCAAAACCACCAGTCTTGAGCTTGTTAGCGATCTTTGATCCGCCTTTTTGAGTAAAGTTCATCTCTTGACCGTGCTCAAGTGCTCCACGCCAAGGATTTGTTTCTTTGAGTGGATCTGCTTTTGGATAGTACATATTCTCGGAAGCTCTCATCCTGTCATCCATATAGGACTGCTTCCATGAGTGCCAATTCGTTGTCATCTAATTACCCCCTTCTCATAGCATTAAGACCGAAGACCATGCCTCCGCTTGCCCCCAGAGTAGGTGCTTTAGACCCACCCACGCCATCGTAGCTATGGATCGGTGCTTCGTTCTCATATTCAATCTGACCTGGAACAGGTTTTGCATGTACTTGAAGAGACTTTGTATAAGCATACGCTCCTGCGGCACCAAACGCGGCTACATTAGTTAGAGCTGTAGGCTTATAACCCAAGTATCCGTTGGAGAAATGGGGATCAGTCTTCTTAATTAACGAATTCTTAACACCACTAACGACTGCCTTATCGACAGGATCATGAACCTTATTGATATACTTCATGGCTCCCATCTTAAGGTCAACCGCTCCTCTAGCTAAGCCACCAAACAGACCCATCTAGATCCCTCCTTATTTAGATTTCATGATGCCTTGTGCGGCTACATGATCTTTCTTAGCTTGCATAATGGCTTTAACTTGCTTACTTACACCAGTGAATGCGCCATTTTTAGACAATGGGTTCATACTCATATGGTCTGTAGCATGACCAGCCATACGGTATGCTGACCAACCTACTGCACCTTTAAAAGCACCGTCTTTAGCACCAGCCCAAAAGCTTCCGCCTTGTGCCCATTCTGCTGTACCACCGATAGCAGCGCCGCCAACTGCACCACGAAGTGCATGCTTACCAGCTTGCTTAGCAATACCCATTCCATCTCCGAACTTACTAGTGAGGTTACTACCCATACCGCCTAGTACGTTACGAACAATACCTTTGTTAGGGTCATATCCTGCAGCCATTGCAGAAGCTGCACTTGTTGCAGGAGCAGTAGGCGTAGGAGGCAAAGCAGGGCCATGCATCTGACGTGGACCAACAAAGTCCGCATCATGTTCATGAGGAACCCTTGTAGACCCAGCTCCTTTGTTAGCTGCATTCTGATATACTTTAGCATTCTTATTCTTTCTAGCTAGTCTTTTGGCTTCTTTTAAAGCCTGACTTATCTTAGGCACTAGAGATCATCTCCTTATTGGAATTTTGCATTACCCATCTTGTGGTGACCAATGCGGTCATCCCACATATCCATAACAAGCTGTCCCATAGGTTGATGCTTGTTATAACCGAACATTTCCGACATCGTCTTCTTATCCCTGCGTGTTTTCTTGTCCATCGCTAGGTCAGCATCACGTTGCATCCGTTCTGTTTCCTTATTCCGTTCAAGCTTACTACCCACACCAATCAACGCAGTGGCTCCAATGAATGCGCCAACCCCTGCTGTAAGCCATCCCGCTCTACCTGCATGAACCTTTGCCTTATCAATGAATTTCTCTACATCAATATGGTTAGAGGTCTCTACTATCTTACCTACAGAGACTCCCGCTCCTTTATCTAGGAACTCGCTGATTTGATTACTATGGTTCTTGATGATGTAGTTAACAGCAGACTCTGCGCCGATAGCTACTCCCGCGTCTTTGGTAACATCCATGATTGTACTAATAGTGCTTTGGTCTTTGGGATGGCTAGTAGCTAGACCATAGAGACCGCCAACTACACCAGCGACAGCGGCTCTATGTTTGAATGGCATAGCTGAGTATGTTCGGTAGGAATCTTTAAGCTCGGATGTTACAGTGGATTTAAAAGAGGGAGTAATGAGATCGGTAGAAGTCTGCTGTCCACTAAGCTTCAGATCACCTAGATCGTGACTCATTATTCATCACCGTCTTCTGGTGTTACATCAATAATGGTTGCTCCTTGCATTGCTGCGGCTTGAGCCATAAGTTGAGATGCATAAGTGGATGGATCAAGTTGAATCGTGAGCTTGTCACCAGCTTTATCCTTACGAGTAGAGTGAAGTAATTGAAGTACGTCATGACGTTTCTTCAGAAGCTTCTCTTTGTACTCAACCGCTTTATGAATGGCTGGGTTTTGAATCTCATCGCCTTCTTCAGTGACATGCGTTGTAATCATCTGAATGAAGTCGCCATCGATAGCCAATTTGTTATCTGCACGAGCTAGCTGTACATCTAAGTCAATTAGATCTTTAACCAGCGTCATATCGATAATATTCTCTTGGTCTACATCCAGTTCTTTTGTGTAAGCTTGGAACTTAGTGAGGATATGACTGATCTCAATTGGGCAACGTTCACCTTCTGGGTGCTCATCCACTGCATACAATGGACAAGTATCGCTATATGCGCATCCTTCTCCACGACATACCATTGGAATAGACGCATAAAGACCATGCTTAACACGTTGTCTAGTAATAGACTTAGTGATTGCCTTCTTAACTTTGTCTGAAGAACCCCAAGCATCAGGAAGCTCAACACCCATAAGATCATCGATGTGCTCTGATTTTGGCACTATGTATTTATCGTTATCTGACATTCTGCGTTCTCCTTCCCTGAAAATAATAAAAAGCCAGAACACCTTACCCATGTAAGAGGCATCCCAGCTTGAGAAAGGATTATGGGTAGAGTTTCTCACCCGTACCATAACCAATTAGCACCTATTTTTCAATATAAATAAATACTAAGAGAAGCCTATCTCTCTCGACCCACGTCTCTCGTTCCACTTGGGAGTCCACCGTGTTTAGGAGATAGCCTTCTCTTAATATGGGAGCTGCGTTTTTTATAGAAGTGATTATTAGATCTTATCTATCTGTCATCTTCTATAGCCGAAGGCAAGCGACGGGGAGCTCCCAAACCCGTCTTATTTGTTGTTGTGGGCTAATAATTTGTATAGATTGATTAGTCCCGCACCATACTCAGTGTCTTTCCCGTCTGCACCAAGGTCTACCGACTTAGCTGTAAGCATCTGCATAATGATCTCAGGCGTAGCCTTCTGACCCATCTTACGGCAAAGGGATTGAATGATTGCTACACAACCTGCAACCATTGGCGTAGCCATGGAAGTACCAGATAGCTTAGCGTAGCTTTGGTTCTTATATGTAGAGTAGATCTGAACCCCAGGGGCTGCAACATCAACCTCAGAACCAAAGTTCGAGAAGTCCGCTTTATCAAAGCCAGCATCAACTGCTCCTACAGCAATTACTTCATCATAAGCAGCAGGCCAACCACAGTGAGTGTGTTCATTACCACTAGCCGCTACTAGGATAATACCTGCTTGTCTTGCTCGCTTAATAGCGTCGTGAAGGATCGGTCCAGGATCTCCACTAGTTCCTAGTGACATAGAGGCAATATCAATGCCATTCGCTATGCACCAGTCTAATCCATCTGCAATGGCTTGCATGCCACCAGATCCATTGTCACCCATTACCTTAACTGCGTAGAGTTCTACGGCAGGAGCCACTCCCACAACACCAATTCCATTATCAGAAGCACCGATAATACCAGCGCAGTGCGTTCCATGTCCTTGACGGTCTTCGTAGTCTCCTCTGTCGGAGGAACTAAAATTAGCGCCACCTTTAAGGTTAGCCACGAGATCAGGGTGACTACGGTCAATACCAGTATCAAGTATTGCAACTTTGAGTCCTTCTCCCTTTGTTGTACCCCATAGCATAGGAGCCTGTACGACATTAACGCCCCAATCAATGGTCTGTTGTACTTCTTTCGTCACGAACTGAGGTTCGCTAGCGTATAAATGGAATTCCAATTCTATCGACCTCCTTATTATACTAGAAGAATAACCTTTAGCAAAGAGTAGGTCAATAAAAGAAAAAGCCCACTCCTGAGTAGAGTGAGCTGAGATTATGTACCACCAATTCCATTACTAACCGTTCCATTGTCTAGTGTACTAGAGAGTACGGCTTTCTGTCAATCCATAGCTTACGTATCGTGTTATTTTCTTTATCAGCGAAAATGTAGCCACTTCCATCCCATGAGAAGTTCGTGGGATCATGCATCTCTACTTCATCCCCTATTCCATCTACATAGCCACTAACCGATCCTGCTACTACGTCATTCTCGTTCGTGCGGTGAGTATGGTTAGGTACTGATCGAATAACTGGTTTAAGCTTGTCTTTTGCAATAGAGTAATACAGTGTTTTATCTTCATCTATCCATGCGTCTAGTATTTGACCCTCATTCGTGTCAACGAACGTCATTGACTGCCTTGGGAAGTACTTTTCATAGTAGATTTGCCCGCCCTCTGTAGCCACTAGAATGCCGTCTGGGAGCGCTTCAAAGTTCGTAGGGTTACCTAGGAAGGTTGGCTCAAGCAATTCGCTTACAGTGCCACTCTGGAGGTCGTAGTGAGCGAATCCATAGGTTCCTCCACTTGATTTACTCCACATCATAAAGACTAGATCATCTTGGTACTTTTCCATGCGGTAGATGTAGTAATATCCATGGCTCTTCATCCACTTTACTACGTTAGTCATCTCAGTCACGCGATCACCAATGACTTTATAGGCATGATCCTTGGAGGCGAAATATACTACACCATTAGTGACCGCGAGTCCTGATGTAAAGAAGTCTGCCTCACGACGAGTCACCTTATTCGTACTCATATCCACTAGTGTAGTATTTCTCTTTCCATCCCAATATCTAAGCTTCGTATTCTGAGTATCTCCGTCTAGGAAGTATACTCTCTTGCCAGATGCAACAGGGAATCTAGGATGGTCTGTAGTGTACGTTCCTTGCCCCGCAGTGCCTGTTCCTACAATAGTGGATACTTGACTATACTCTCCACTAGACACGACCTGTGCGTCAATTCCAGAGGCGTAGGCATGATCAGCCACTATACATGCCACTAGGATAGAGGCTAGGATCATAAACAGCTTATTTTTTCTTCTCAAACTATCACGTTTCTCATTTATCATTATTTTCATCTCCTTATCTATAGTATACCCAGGAAAGTCCATTGACATACCATGACTATATGGTACAATAGAGATAAGAGATTGGTAAAGGGGAGAGACTAATGGGATACATAACGTACAACATCCATTATGGACATGGTGAAGTATGGACTGAGACTCGTGTCTTCAATGAACTATTTGATATGATGCGTTTAACTAGCCAAGAGTTTTTATCTTCTCTTGCAGAAGAGTATCAAGCCGAATACGTGCATGTTGAGTCACTGTACGTCAATGGACAAGAAGTAGGAGCTGAGGCTCTTTGTGTGTAGAGAAACCTACTTCTAGTCTATATCGTCAAACTCAGGTAAAACCTGAGGTAGTACGTACTATTAAGTGGGGATCTATAGCTTGGCTAGTGATAAAGATCGTACTAGAGCTATATGATTTACAGAATAGTAAAACTTAGAAAACATTTAGAATAGTAGACAGTAAGACTATACTGGCGTATTCTATAGGAAAGGGACTAAACAAACTCATGGGTAAAAAAGACCTTAAACACAGAACGCAATTCACGAGCACCTTAAAGATTCAACTATATGAGGATATTCAAAAACTCTCTAACGAGACCCAAATCCCCATCTCACGTCTCCTAGACATGGCAGTAACAGATTTTCTGCAAGATCACTATGGACAAGTGAATAAAGCAAAGAATATCTGGCCAGACTAGAGACTAAGGTGTTTAACTATAACTTTCTGTGTGTAAGAAAATATCAGACAACAGAAGGAGGAATTAGTCATGGGAACTATGGCGAAAGAGATCAAGAAACTAAGAGGAAGAGATACCTATCTAGCGGTACAAGAAGATATGGATCGATTCATGAAAGCTAAGGGTTATCAACACTCTGCTGATAACAACACAGAGTTTCTCAAGCAACTGTACTATGGTGTAGACAGAATACTTCAGTATGTACAGGAACAAGATCAAAAGATAGAGAAATTGCTCTCGAATCTGTATGAATTACCTGCTACTCCACGCGGGTCACGTAACGTCAAGGTACGTCGTCATACACCTACACCTCAACAAGAGCTAGCTAAAGCTCTACATCTAATAGAGAATAATCGTGATCACAACGGTCGCATTACGTGGCGTAAAGTTTCTGATCCGAAGAAACTGATCTTTGCATACTTACGCAAGGCAGAATCAGAAGGTATAGACATTGAAAAGACTATGGAGGTACAAGAGATTCCTACCTACCGTCGAGTGTTTCAATACATTGTCTATAACCTAGGATCATGGAAAGACGTTGTAGAAGAATATAAACAAGCAAAGGGAGCCCTTCATTAGGAGGCTCCCCTTTTTTTATCTACGTCCCGATAAGCTTTGTTCTGCAATCTGTACAAGGCGTTTAGTAATGTTTCCCCCGATTTGTCCTACTTCACGAGTAGTCAGGTTTCCATTGTAGCCTTGGTTAAGGTCTATCCCTAATTCACTTGCGATTTCATACTTCATTCGATCGATAGCGGCTGTTGCTTGTGGTACTATGAGTGTTCCTCTAGTCATTATGTATGTCACCTCCGATCTACTCTTATGTTCCCCTATCTAATACCGAATATTCCCTATAGGGACTCGAAATTTTGAAATTTTTCCAGGCGCTAGTTATGTGATAAAGAAAAAGGGTGCAGCTTTGGATTAGCCCACCCGTTGTTTTATGGAGTCATAGAACTCCTTCTTACGCTTCATATAGATAGTAGCATCAGTATACATGAGTTCATACAACCGCTTAGTGTCATGTACATAGTAACGCATCTGATAATAAGATGTAGCACCTTCAACTAATCCCGTTCTATTCCTCTGCACTAGGGAAACTGTAGCTTCTCTTAAACCTAACTGGAATAATTTGTCTCTTAGCCCTTGAGCGAACTGTTCACTTCCTGTAGTGAATCCACTAACTAGTCTAGTCTTCACGCCCTTATGTAGCTCAGATGTGAAATGTCCATTACCGTCAAAGTACCCTCGTATAAAGTGAGTGACATACGGCTCTGGTATTTGGGGAAAAGTTTTTGTTTTTGTTTTGGCTACAGTAACTCCTAGCTCCATTAGTCTGTTGCCCATATGAGTGTTACAAATTACAAGTGAGTAGTAAGGTGAACGTACTGCACTAGTCCTCACGTTGATCTTGTGTTCCGATTCCATTACATGTTTTAGGGTTTCAATAACCTCCAGATCCGTACTACCGAAGATTAGCATAGGATACTTACCCTTATTCAAAGATAAACAACCATCCGCATAAATAAAACCAAGAACATACGCCATTTGCTCCGACCACTGATCGAAGAACTCTACGTTAACTTTCTTTGTCATCTCTATCGCCTCCTATCACTATAGTAATCTAGTTTCCTATTACCGTCAACCCCCTCTATAGAGCGCTTTGGATTGCAGAATCCAAGCGGCAAGGTATATATATGTGATTTGCTGTGGATTCCTAACGAGGCCACGGGTGGTCTGACAGCTCAACAAGGAGCGAGACTGAGAGGAGCATGCACAATGTTAACAATGATTGATGAGAAAGCAGTACAACTAGAGAAACATGCGCTTGAAAATGATTGTGAATTAAAGGTAGTAGATATGGTACGTATATTCAATGATGTACCTGTATACCTAGTAGAGATGGAAGGATTCGTATTTGCTGGCTATGTACCTGTAGTAGATGTATACATGGTAGGTAAGGACTTCTTTACATTCTTTAATGAAGAAGAACAACAAGCTGTACTATACCATGAGGAAGGACATCGTGTGCATGGTGATGTAGATACCACTGAGTATGAGGACTACCTAGCAGATGAGATAGCTGCTGATGCATATGCTGTATCCAAGGGGTATGGGCATGTCATGGTAGACATACTCACTAAGTCCTTTGAGTATCAGGCTAGTATGGTAGATGAGGTACCACCATACGTACAGGATCTACTAGATGCTAGGGTAGCAGCCATGCTGAAGGGAGGTGAATAAGCATGGAAGCACGGTTATTTAAGCTAGCTAATAATGGTCTACTACCACACGTAGAGCTAGGGTATAGCAATACTACTACACTAGGTAGGCCTGTAGTAGAAGGACAGCGCATACAGCTACACTATATAGGTGGGCTAATGTATACGTATGAGGTACTAGCTGTAGCTATGGGTATAGCAGTACTACTACTAGTAGAGGAGGCAGTATAGGGCATGGTAGTAATCAACCTAGAACAACAGAAACACATCAAGATGGTACGTAGAATACGGCAATGCATGACATCTGCTACACAGTGCATGGGTAGTGGTAATGAGGGTGGCTATGCACACTGGACTAAGAAAGCTAATATGCTTAGGCATGACCTAGGTAAGGGGCTAGGCTATGGTAAGGGTACTACTATACACCTTATAGAGGGTAGTACTACACAGATTAAGGTAGAGGAGATAGGTATATGAGCTTTATTGATTTCTGTCAGTTCATCTTTAAGAAGTATCCGCATATGGATGGCAATCAGCTTCTTGCTATGTGCGAGGTAGCGTATAAAGAGATTCAAGAAGAAGAGCAAATGTAGTATCTACCTTACTGAAGGGAGGTGAAAAACATGGCTAAGACAGAACTCGACATCAAGAAAGTACTTAGTCAACTAGGAATCAAAGTAGACGCAAACATGATTATCAAACAAAAACGTTAAAGGAGAGTTCGCAAGTGCCTAGTCGTTATTCTATTCGCTCTATTATGGCAATGTTTCAATTGAAAGAGGATCATATCTGGGATGCCATTGAATGTGGAGACATCATGGTGGTTGCACCTAATGGTGTAGATATGATGGATGTAGTTAACTGTTATACGAATAAAGAAGGAGTTCAATTCCTGCGTACTATCAGTCAGGCAGCTGTGGCAGTGGAAACTATTCTAAACCAATTGGAGGAATAATCTATGTCAACTGTTAATGTTCTGGATTGTGCTTATTGTGGTCGTAAGGATGCTATGCTTTCCGTGGTAGAAGGCAAAGGGGTATGTGAACACTGTAAGTTTGTTGTTACTGAAGCTAATATCATTCGTCGTGGTATTGCCCGCGTTGTCAATGTTGTAGAGAAAGGCTTGGTTAATCTGCACAATCGCATCATGAATAGCTCGTTAATTGTAAACTCTGCTGAGGAGGTGATTAAACAACGCTTTGAAACATGTATGGCTATGCGCGAGGCAACTAGA